TTTTTCTGCCTGTGCTTCTGCTTTTAGTTGTGCACCATTTAGAGGTGTTCCCCCCTGTGGACCATTTATCGTGGCAAACTTCTCTCTTGCCTGACCAATAATCTCTTTACAACCAGCATATGTGTACTCTCTAATCCACTGACTTGTTTGATGATCCTGGAGTAAAAATGTTTCTGGTCTTTGGTTGTAAGTCCATAGAAGGATTCTCTCCCCATCTCCTTTAGGATTACGAACCAAAGTTAACTTTTTAGTAACTGGATTGAATGTGTAATTCATATAAGCACCAAACATTCTTGCTGCTTGTTCTACATATTCAGTATACAATTCATATGTTGCTAAACCACCACTATATGTGAAGTTTAGTAAGTAAACATTTAATGTTGCCGAACTAAATGGGTCAAAACTTGTACTAAACGGACCGTTTGTACTTCCCATTGTTCTTCTATAAACTTGTCTTACTTGTGTTATCTCATCGGGAAGTGTGTATTCATTTGTCTCTTCTTGTAATTCTAAAAAGTGATAACTTTCTTCCGTTGCATTTTGTGCTCTTTGTCTATAAGTTCTTAACGCATCTTGATATGCAATCTCGTAATGTGCTGGATCTAATTCTAAATCAATAATCCCTTCACCCAAACGAAGAGCCGCATAGTCAAATATTTCTTGTTTTAATTGTGGAACTGTAGCCATAAGATAATCATTAATATATTATCTTATATTTATCTTCAGAATTTATATACAGAACTATCGCCCATACCCATTTTGACGAAATCACCCGACTGAAGTTGTTTGACTTCAGCAATATCATCTTCATCATAACCATTGTTCTCGTTGAAAAACTTATCAAAATCACGAGAGGAAACTATTTGAAAACCTTCTTTATATCCACTTCCAGACCATAGAACCATATATGTATCCGATGGAACTGGAACTAAATTTCCAATTAGTTTAGTTTCTAATAACTCAATGTGTTTTCTAATTTCTGAAGAATTCATACTACTGAAAAAATAATAATTTCCAGTATTTATGTTTTTATACAGATACGGTTAGTTCATGTTTACTTAAATCAACAATGATTTCTTTAGTATCCATTGCCTTGTTCATCATTTCTTCAGTAAGTGGAACGAATTCAGCAAAATCATCTGGTGAAATAGCATATGTCCTATTCCAGAGTTGGTCATCCTCATCGTCAATCTGAGGATTAAATCCGTTAGCATATACTACTCTATTGTATCTAACATCGGTTGGTGACATTAAGTATATACCATCATCTTTCACTAACCATAAACCATAATCTTGAGTTTCGTCCGTAGTATATGGGATTCTTCTCTTGTTATTTTTCATATGATTCAATAACTTATCCAAGCAATCGTCTTTGAAAGTAAGTCTATAAGTTTCCATCTTATCCCCCTAGATTAAAACTGAAAATCGTGAACTCTTACATGTCCTTTTAACACACCAATTAGTGTTGGTTGATCTAATATGTAGTCATCAATTTCAACACCATACAAATTAGCAACCCCAACTCGTGGTTCGTTATACTTTTCTTGTAAAATACTATCCCACAACTCCATAACATTTGGATTGTTACCAGTTGGGTTTATATGCATAAGTTGTAGTTTATCGTTGTCATTAATTAAAAGTGTTAATTTCATAACAGACTCCTTTTTGTTCTTGTTATGAACATTATACTACTAAAAATGCAATGGTGTATAAAATTTATGAATAGACTGCTAAAAAACTTTCAATATAACTATGTTTTCGTTAAATCTACCAGTAAGTTTAGTATCTACTGCTTTTATGTCTTGAATGAATTTACGACTATTTGGTTTACTTGATTTCATAAACTCTTTTAATTGTTCTTTTGGTTTTCTTAGAGTTTTCATAAACGATTCATCTGCACTGAATCCAATGATAGTTGTACCTTTTACACTCAGTCCACCACTATATTGATCTGCTTTGTAGTAATGTAGTTTTCTCTTACTTGTATCATAAACAAACATTTCTTGTGCTTCGTGTATTTTTGTTGGTGAAACACTCTTTAATTCCAAATCACCAAACTCTTTAAGATATTTTAGTTTTTCAACGAGTTTAGTTACTGGAACTGGTTTCTTTTTAGGTTTTGCTCTATTTGATTGTTTGTAGGTTTTATAACTATTTAAATCTTTTATTACTAAGTCACAGAACTTAATTAAATTTTTGATTTGAATCTTCCCAAAATTACTATATGCTTCTAACAAATCTTTATCTTCTGTCTTGAGTATTTCTTCGAATTCGTTTTTATGTGCTTCCCAACCTTCAATTAATATTTTTATATGTTGAGGTAGTACAGAAGACTCCATCAATACAGTTATGGGTTTTATTTTATGAGAAGTGGGTACACCGAGTTTTATATACTCATCTAATAGTCCCTCTAGTTCTCCACCCAATTCCAATGCTCTCTCTTTCATTATTTCTTGAACATTTGGTCTAGATGTCTTAGTTTCGGCTTTCTCTTCTTGTATTCCTTTTGCTATTTGTACTAGTTCATCAATATGATTGTCTATTTTCTTTACTTCGTGATCTTCTAATTCTAATCCATTGTGGTTCATCTGAACTAACCAACCAATAGACTTCGTTACATCATAATCTTTTACTTTCTTAACAAGTGTGGCAATATCTTTCTTACCTTGTTTTACAAGATACTGACATATAAATTGTTTTGCTTCTTTATAACCGTTGTAATAGTTATACCAATTTAAAGCCTGACCGATAGCCAATGACCTATTATCGACATCAATCCAAGTAGGTTCTAAACCCATTCCTTTTTGATCAATTGTTTTTGCTCTTGCCATATATAAAATATTTTAGTATCTTTTTAAACTATAGTTATACAACTTTCAATTTTTTTTAAATTTAATTAGTCGGTTTTGGGATTTTAGTAAAAATTCTTGACAATTTAGAAGATAAATACAAGATATGAAAATTCAATTCACAAGAAGATGCCACGATTAAGTAATTACAAACCTTACAAAGGAAACGATTATAGATTCATAGATAGAACCGTTGCCGAAACATTTACAGTTGGTGGTATCGATATTTATGTTCACAAATATTTAGGACCATCAGAAACTGGAGACAATACAAAAGACTCTTCTGATGATGGCTATGATGCAACACAACCAGGTACAACAGATACCGATGTTCTTTTTATTGAGGATGTCTTACTATTAGAAAACAGAGATAGAAAGTATGATGAAGATGTTTACATCCAAAGAGGTGTATTCAATGTTCAAGATATAGATTTTGATTTAAGTCAGTTTGGTTTATTCCTTCAACAAGATACATTGTTTGTAGTATTCCATTACAACACTATGATTGATACATTTGGAAGAAAGTTAATGAATGGTGATGTCATCGAGGTACCAAACTTAAGAGACTACCACCCTCTCGACACTTCATTACAAACTCCGTTACCTAAATTATATGTGATACAAGATGCAAGTTATGCAAGTGAAGGTTTCTCACCAACTTGGTATCCACATCTTTGGAGAGTTAAAGCAGTTCCATTAGTGGGAAGTCAAGAGTACAAATCTGTTTTAGATTTATATGCTGACAAGTCACAAAGAGATAGTACAACAGAATGGTTCACATCAGATTCTACAATTACAGTAGATAGTGATGTATACACAGCAGATAGTACAGATTCACTAAATCAAGACTTTACAGTTGCTGGTGCTGTTCCTAGTGCAGATGATCAATTTAGTGGAACATTAACTGATATCCTCAGTACACATAATCGTAACCAAGAGATAAATGAAAAAATTGTTGCTCAAGCAGTAGCAGAACTCCCATCGAGTGGATATGATGTAAGTAAATTTTATATAGAACCAGTGGGGGCAGATAAAATTCCAGATGATCCAGAGGGTGTCAAAGCAGATAACACAAGTTTTACAGCCGATATGGATGGTGTAACAGTAGATAAAACAAATGTAACACCAGAGGCAAATGGTTGGTTAGCAGGATATTTAACTGGAAATAACTTACCACCTAATGGTTTACCAGTGACACCTGGAACTACATTCCCATTGAATCCTTTAATAGGAGATTATGCATTGAGATTAGATTATTTTCCAAATAGATTGTTTAGATTTGATGGAACTCGTTGGGTCAAAGTTGAAGATAATGTGAGAACCAATTTAACACCTGGTGAAACAGATAACAATACACAACGTAATAAATTTATTACTGACTCAGATACGATAACTACAAAAGATAGAGGAAACATACCAACTCTACAAGGATTAAGTGATTTATTAAAACCATCAGCAGACAACTAAGATGCCAGTACAATTTCATTACGATGCTCAGATAAGAAGATTTTTGCTACAATTTACTAGATTGTTTAGTAACTATCAAGTCGAGTATGGAAAGGACTCTGATGGAAATATAACTTACCTAACTGTTCCAATTCGTTATGGTGATTCATCAAGACAAGTAGCAAATATTATTCAAAATAATTCACAGAGTAGTATTCTGAATGTCCCAATGATGACATTCTATGTTACTGGATTGGAATATGCCAGAGATAGAGTCCAAGAACCACATTTTGTTGGCAAAGTTCAAGTTAAACAAAGGGAATATAATCCAAGTACAGAAACATATGAAACAACACAAGGTAATGCATTTACTGTGGAAAGACATATGCCTTCCCCATACAATTTGACAATCAGATTAGATATATGGACAAGTAACACAAATCAGAAATTACAATTAACTGAACAGATATTACCTTTATTCAATCCAAGTCTTGAAATACAAAGTACAGACAATTATTTAGATTGGACTAGTTTAACTGTAGTTGAACTCAATAATGTTCAGTGGAGTAGTAGAACCGTACCAGTTGGAACTGATGATCCAATTGATGTGGCATCACTGGATTTCACAATACCAATTTGGGTTAGTCTACCTGCTAAAGTAACTAAGATGGGTGTAATACATAAAGTAATCAGTAGTGTATTCGATGTAGATGATTTAGACAATTTCGATCCATTAAACAGTGATGATTTATTATTAGGCACAAGAGCAAAGATTACACCACAGGGATATCAATTATTACTAATAGGTAACCAATTACAAATTCTTAAATCGAATGATACAGAAGATGTAAAAAATAATTCATTCGATCCACTATCTACACAAGTTAGTAATGTAAGTTGGAAAGCGGTAGTTGACCAATATGGGGTACTCGAAGGTGGTATCAGTCAAATGAGATTGAACAACGATGTCACGGGCACAGAAATCGTAGGAACTATTGCATATCATCCTACTGATGATAACATTTTATTGTTTACTGTAGATTCTGACACAACTCCACAAAACACATTAGAAGCGGTAAATGCTGTTGTCAATCCTTTGAATAGTGGACCAGATGTTCTTACTGGTAAAACAACATTTCCTGCAGCAAAGAATGGTCAAAGATATCTTTTCACCGAATCAACTGGAAACACAAACAATTCATCTAGTGCAGTTGTGCAAGCATGGAAGGGTAAAGATAATTCACAACTAATTGCCAATAAAAATGATATCGTTGAGTACAATGGTATGTATTGGGAAGTCGTGTTTGATGCAAGTAGTTCTTCAAGTATTGAATATGTAAGTAACTTAACTACCCAACTTCAATATAAATGGGATGGTACACAGTGGTTAAGATCAGTCGAAGGGTTATATCCTAGTGGAGAATGGTCATTGGTACTATAACAGAAGCCGTCGGAATTTGGTTCTTCTCAAATAAAACAAAAAGATATCTATATCTACTAAGAAACGATCCAAAGAATCCAGAAAAATGGGGATTACCTGGTGGTAAACAAGAAAAAGATGAAACCCTGTTAGAAACTATTAATCGTGAATGTATCGAAGAAATTGGAAGTTTTCCAGAATATATAAAATTAGTTCCAATTGAAAAATTTACCACACAGAATGGTAAATTTATATATCACACATTTTTTTGTTTAGTCGAAGACGAGTTTATCCCAGTATTAAATAATGAACATACTGGATATTGTTGGATTGACAACGGAATTATCCCAAAACCATTACACCCAGGACTATGGGCGACATTAAAAATAGATGAAGTTTACGAAAAAATAGATAAGATAGAAAAGTTGTATACCTAGGCCTTCGGTGCCACTCTATGTATTTTTGTTCCAATGTCACAATAACTGATATACTCTCTGGTATCCATCGGTTTTAAGTTAAGTAAGTATTTCCATTTTTCAGGCATTTCGCCTTGTGAAGTCACATGATAAAATTGCACAGTTGGATATGCTTTCATGACTGCGTACACACTGTCAATTAACTTAGGGTAATGTTTTCCTGTTCTGTCATATTGATCGTATCCAAATAAAAACACTTCTTCGTGTCCATCAAAACACGCTATCCATACCGCAGTTGCATGCGGACTTGTTCTCGTACCTTGCGGTATCAAATAAAAGTGTCCCTCGTAATCTAAACAATTACGTACATTACTGTAAACAATATTGTTTTCGTCGTACTTCTTTTCAATTATATCTTCCAACAACACTTTGTCTAAACATACTAAAAAATCACAATTAATATAATTGTAGATATCATTAACACCGTAACATTGCATAGACATAGATGCTAACAATCCACCTTGGTGTGCTTCTAAATGATGTATGGGAAATCCATCAATAGATGGACCATTTGCTAAACAAGTTGCTCTGTTTGAATCGTGTGTGTTTGTGATGGGATTCTCAATCCATTCTCTTTGTTGTTCTTTTTTACCGTCTTTGATTGTTACACCAGTGACAACAAATTCACCTTCGTAATCTTCTCTGTAAAGTTCTTCAATCATTATCTAACACCAACAACAACTTCTATAACACTTTCGTTGTCATCTTGTTTGTTTTCCAATGCTTTACCAATAACTGAACCATATGGTGGGCTGAATGATTCTGTCCAAGCAACTGCACATCCATCGGTATCACTTGTTACCATTAAATCACCCTTTTTGCAAGTTCCTACAACTCGACAAGGAACTCTACCCTGTAGTGCTATGTAAACACCATCTTCCAATGCACTGTTCATCATATATGCTGGATCAGTTGATACAACACCTGCTACTCTGTGTGTTGCATATTCATTAGCAATAGTAACTTCTTGTTCTCCACCAAATTGTAATACAGTTCCTGGTTGATAGTCACTATCGGGCATATATTTCTCTGCCAAGTCTGCATATTTTGCCGATGTTGCAGTTCCTTGGAAAGTTCCCGTAGCAAGAACAATACCAGTGCTATTAAATGTTGTATGTGTAGATGCATCTAGATTCAGTACCATATTACCAGTTCCAGAATCAGTCAATGTTAGTGTTGAATTACCATCCGACAAACTATTAGACGATAGCGATGACAATGCAGTATCTACATAACTTTTTGTAGTAGCATGGCTACTTGCAGTAGGTGTTGCAACACTTAATGTACTTGCTGTTACTGATAAGTTACCAGTAGAAGAACCAGTAGCAGTTGTTGTACCAACAATAAATTGATCAGCACTTTCGTCCCAACCCATAAATGCGTTGTTGCCTGTACTTCCACGCTCTATAACAATACCTGAATCATTAGCATTACTAGATGCACCGTTGTTTAATTCTATTAAATTATCACTTACTACAGTATTAGTTGATGATACAGTTGTTGTAGTTCCATTGACTGTCAAGTTACCTGTAACTGTTAAACTTCCACTTATTGTAGGACTTGAATCTAGATTTACTGTAACAGTATCTCCTGAAATAGCAGTATTAATATTCGTACCACCCGCCACTGTAAAAGTATCAGTTCCAACAGTTATAGTTCCTGTTCCCGAATCTGAACTTATTGACATATCACTACTAATAGCAGTAGTTCCTGCGGCTGTTAAACGACCTTGTGCGTCAACAGTAAATGTTGGTATTGCAGTACTTGAACCGTATGATCCTGCCGTTACAGATGTATTATTTAAACTAATATCTATTGTATTATCTGCATCTTGATATGTAACAGTAATATTC